TTTAATGTAGCAACCATACAGATTCCAAGTTTCAAGAACCACCGGAGTACTGGCGCCGTTGCCGCCGTCGAGTATTTCTACCACAGTAGTAAACTTGTAGTCAATACCAGACGCTGCACTAGCCATTTCTAAGAAGTCCATTTGTTTTTGCAACTGTTCGCCAATCAACTTGCTTACAGAGCCGCCTGCATCGTCGCGTACTTCGCATGTGACATCTGGCCACGAATGTTTGCCGGCCAATTTTAATGTTGAATTGTAGATTGGCAATGAAATTTCTTCAAATGTTGGATTTGGACGTGAAAAACTCATGACCTGCTTGGTCAATTCGGTGGTGGGTTTTGACACACCAAAGTTTTCAAACATCACTCTAAAGCGATATTTGAGTTTGGGCATCAACAGGCCCTGGGTTGAAGAGCTTTGATCGCTCGCCAAAGGTACTGTCATGCGCTGTAATGATGAAACTGCCATTTGTTATCTCCTATGTGTTTATTTACCTGAATCAGGTGGGTGAAAAATCACCCACCTTTTCCTTGATTAACCAGCAGCAATCTCGCCAGTGTTCTTGATACGCAATGGGATGTAGATAAATTCTACAGCCTTCACTGGTTCAATTGCAATGTCAACCCACAATTCGTTGCGGTCAATACGTGCTGGAGTGTTGTTGCTCAAGTCACAAACAACCAGGTAGTCATAAATTGCTCGTTTAGCAATCAGGTCAATCATCAAGCTGTTGCACAAATTGGTGATTTCGTTGCGTGTGATTTCGTCGTTGGGTTCGAACAAGAACAGTTTACCAATTTCTTCAAGTCGTCCACGCAAGAACGCAACCAGTCGAGCAACGTTGATACGATCCAGTGCTGTGGTTGTGATAGTTGTGGTCTTGTTACCAAAGTTGGTAATACCAATGCCCGGAATAAAGGTAATTGGGTTGATGTTACGCTCGTACAAGATATCACGGACACTTTGACTCACACCAATTTGTTGGAATTCTCCAGTGGCACTGTCAATGTATCCAATTGCGCTGGCATTGTCAATCACACCGCGACGTGTACCAGCTGGTGCCAACCAAGGATAGCTCACAGCATCACTGCGCAGAATTGTACGTACCATCATATGGCTTGGTGGAGCAACAACCAAGTTACCTCCTAAGTCTGTGGTCTGGCAGCTGGGGTAGAATGCACCAGCATAGTTACTGGTTGCTGAGTTGCCGTCTTCAGTTGGAAGGCCGGCGCCAAGGTCATTGGTTGCCCAAGTAACCAGTTCCGTGCCGCTTGCACCAAGTCGCATTGGAGTATCTGCTACCACAAATAGTGTGTTGTTGCGCTCGTTGCTGAGTGCAATCATGTTTGGTGTCAGTTCAGGATACGCAGGTGTAGCAATGATGTTAAACTGATTTTGTTCTTCACGTGCAGCAGTACTGGTGTCAATACCCGACTTCATTGCAGCCACAATCATTTTACGTTGTGCCAGACGTCCTGAATACATAGCACCGTCGGTTTTGTTGCCACTGGCGGTGAGCCAGGTGTTGGTTTCAGCTGGCAATGTGTCGTCAGGGAATGTTGTTGAGTTAAAGTAATTGGCCTGGAAACTCTTGACATTGTAGCCCGAACGGCGTGTGTTCCACAACAGCATGCCTTGTGGATACAGTGCAGGATCTGGGGCATCTAGGTCAAGGTAATTGCTGGTTAACAAACTAATGATAGTTGGAAACGCATCTGCTACAGGATCTGTGGTGCCGTTGGGTGCCCATCTAGCATCTGCAAATAACACCCCATTGTCGGTGACCTGATCAGTGGTGTCAATTGCTACCCACTGGTCAACACCGCTGACTGGCTGCCAGCGATACATCACAGGATAATTTTCTAGATCACTGGAATCAATCCACAAATCGCCGTATTCCAGTGGCGATAATGCTGCGTCATTTTGAGTGGTTGGCGCAGATGCTGCAATAATAGGACCCGATGCATTGGTCTGTGACAGATCAAAACCACGAACGTCATTGACGACGTTTTGATATCCCACCCAGGCACCATTGTTTTGGATCATGACGTCCACATCACTCACGGTGCTGTAGAACCATAAACGTCCATCAGCTGGATCCTGATCAGGTTCTGTATCACTGGCTGTATAGGTAAACAGTGGTGTGGTTACAAAATTACTAAACACAATTGTGTTAGCAACAGTGCTGGATTCACGAGCTTTGGGAGTTGCCAAGGTGAATCCAGCGGCTGTCAGTGGCGTTCCGCTGATGGGAGTAACCGCAATCGTTCCGCCAAGCACATGTGTAAACACAATGTTGCCTGCAGAGTTAACACTGGCAATTACGTGAGGCACATTGGCCTGACTGACTGCTGTGATAAAATCAGACACTGTGCCGGTGCCGCCAATGGTGACAGTGGCTGTATTAAGAGACTGTGGATTGTTCTGAGTAGTACCTGCTAGAGTGAAACTGTTGCCAACTGTAAATGCATTACCTACAGGTGTTGTGGTACCAGTATATATTGCTTGACCCAATGAAAGTCTTTCAAGTATCAAAAAGTTAAAAGAACTATTGGGAGAGGTTAGATACTGTTGCGCATCATACTGAACGTAGGTGGTGCCAACGGGTATATTTTTGCCTCCACCATTGGGGTCTAGGGTGCCAAATGCAAACGGATCATTGGCAAAAGCAGGCACAGCTTGTGCAACAAAGGTGTCTAGTGCTGCATTGTATTGTTTGAACGAAAGATTCAATCCGTTGTTGGCACTACTAACGTTGTTCCACACACTGCCAGTTGGGCGAGGGGTTGTATCTGTGGTTCTCCAACGGGGACTTTGATAGCTGTAACCTGGAAAGTAAACAGGAGCAAAATACTCATCGGCTGTGATGCCCAGTGCTGTCAACAATGCTGCACCTGAATTAGGACCAGCTTGGATGGATACCACACCGTTGGTTGCAGTTGAACCATCATTGGTAGCATTTGAATTGGCATAAATTGCCAACTTGCCAGATACCGCAGCAGCAGTAACACCTGCAATAGCAGCAGCGTTGATCAAGGCAGCAAAACCTGCCACAGTGTTAGTAGCACCCACTGTGATCAAATTGTCATTGATATACATGTTGTTACCAACAGTCAAACTGGATGGTGTATTGGTGCCAGTGATTGTTGCCCAGCTGGTTTGCCAAGCAGTGGATCCAATCTGAACCCAGGCATTGCTGCTGTTTTTGTAGTAGCCAGTAATAAAGTTATCAATTGGCACCACAGCGTAGTCACCAATATTGCCAACAGTGGTAAGTGGTGTGTAGTCGCCGCCAACCGCGCTCACAACATCAGCAGTACTAGTAATAACAATAGGAGTTATGTTTGTGAATGAAGCAGTGGTTTGATTCCATTCAAAAATACCCCAGAGGCTGTTTGCAGTGTCTAACCAATAGGTGCCATCTACAGCTGATCCAACTGGGCGACTCAAAGAAGCTGTGAGTTCAGTAAGGTCAATGTCCACACGTTGAACATATGCACGATTGGTAACGCCCAGTGCTGAGTAAGCAGCAAGCAAACCATATTCATTGAGTTCATAACCATTGATAGGTGTACCAGTGGTTGTGTTGTAGAAGAAAGGCACACCGTATGTGGCTGCCAAATCACGTTGACTAGTGATCAAATAAGTTTTGTTAGCGTTTGCAGCAGTGGTTCCAGCTGCCACAGTGATACCATCACTAGAAACTTTGTTCTGTGCGGTTGCTACTACAAAGTAGGGTACTGTGTTAACTGCTGAAGGGATGTACTGACTTTCGTCAATTACTGTTACTTCTACGCCGGGGGAGATTAGAGCCATCTTGTGGTTTCCTTTTCAAGTTGTAGATATTTATAGGCATATTGAAAAAACAGTGTTCTACACTGCCCTTTGCAAAGGTCCGCCAATAAATACCCCATGAAAAGACCCACTTGCACAACTTGTAACCAGCGTCCTTGTGCCGTAAACTATCACCGAGACAATATCACACACTATCGAAGCAAGTGTGAAAATTGTCTGCGTAAAAAACGTGGTTTGCCCAAAAGAAAACCCAACTGGGAAGCAGCTGGGTACAAGAGAAAAATGCAGTGCGATCGCTGCGGATTCAAGGCCCGGTATTCAGCACAAATGTTGGTATATCATGCAGACAGCAATCTCAACAATTGCGAAGCTAAAAATCTCAAAACTGTGTGCCGCAACTGCGAAGTTGATTTATCAAAATCTGATTCTACATGGCGGCCTGGTGATCTGCAACCAGACGTGTGATCAGTTCAATTGTGTTTCTTTGTAGGTCCGCTAGTGTGCCGTTGTTGTCAATCACATAGTCTGACATCCAGGGTTCCAGAGTCATGCTGCTCTTGTCTTCTTGAGGCAAATGATCGCTGCGATCAACCCAGATAGCGTAGTCAAAAACTTTGGTGTTGCGCATGGCATGAAATTCACCTTTGTTTCTCAGGCCACAGTAGATTGAATTTTCAGCAAAAATCTCACGTCCCAATCTAGCATAGTCATCTTTGCAGTAGGCATGTATCATGTCATACCATTCGGCTCTGTGATTGTGCCGGTCCAAAAAACACTGCTCGTAGGTGGTGTATCCGTACTTGTGTTTGAGTTCGGCATAGATAAATTTTTCTGCGCAAAAGTCTGAACTGGAACGAAAAGAGTATGCAAATTCTTCACGTAATATGTCACACACTGTGTCTTTGCCGTGACGAGCATTGCCAATAATTAGTAACTTAGGTAATGTTTTCATTTGATAATTTCCTCAAACCATGCTTTGCAAGCAGGCCAGTCTCGATAAATGTGTGCCAGGCCCCCAGCCTTGATCCATTCTTCACAGTTGCTGGTGCGATCATCGATCAAAATATCAGTGGGATTTTTGCAATGACGCCATTTGTCAAAAGAAAAAGGACCAATTGTAACCGGAACATCCGCAAAATGTTCCTGTGCCCAAAACACTTTGTCGCTCACAGCAAATGGCATGGAGTAGTCGTGTGGCAATGCAGTCAAGAACCGCAAGTGTCCATTGGTGTGCTGTGTCAATTCACGGCAGTAATCAACCAGTTCATGTGCGCCAGCTTTCAAGGGCAAAGAGCGATAAAAATGTGTGTCAGATTTGAGTTTGTCCCAGTCTGACTGCGGAACACGCTCACTTGTTTCATGATTCCATCGCATTTTTAAAAAGTCCTGTGCATGAGCCATCCAGTCTGCTACCACATCATCCATGTCAAGATAAATGTTCATTTCAATGCCTTTACGTTTAGATGTGTTAATGTGTTTTGCAACATACCAATTTGTCTGCGACAGTCTTCAAGAGCATGGTGACTAGTTGGAGGTATTGGCTGATCAGGCCACAAGCTGAACACTGTGCGACTGTCTCGCACCATGTAGTATTTCCACGGCAGGGGCTTGTTGTAGCTCTTGTAAGCATGCTCAAGAATATTCATGTCATAAGTTGGACCTTGTGCCCAAATCATCTTGCTGTTCCAAATTAGTCGGCCTAATCCGTCTAGTGCTTCATCTAGTGGAATTCGATCTTGTTCTCCAAATGCTTCTTCTCTAGCGTGTTCAGGTTGCGTTGCCCACCATGCAATAGTGTTATCATCAATTACACGATTTTCCTGACTTTCCAAGGTAACTCTAGCATAGTAAGATTGCTCATAGAAGCCTTTGCCAAACGGATCAAACGCTTGTGCGGCAATAGTAAGGATAGTAGTGTCTGGGCCAGTGCTCAGCCCTTCTAGGTCAATCATTAGGTGCATACTGCAAGTATAGCACAATCACTGGGTCATGTCAATGCCCATTTGTTCTCGAAACCAGTCAATCATGGCGTTTCTGGTAGGATGATATTGATCACCTTCCAGTTGTTCGCGGCGCATGGCCCATTCATAAGGATTGCTGTTCATGTTGAACTTGCTCCAATCTACCAGTTTGTCCAAGGGTGAACTGTGATCCAAAATTCCGTGTGCATGTTCTTGTTGTCGGCCAACATCACCGTGAGTGGTATTGTGTATGAATGCCATTTGATGATCAATGCCACGAGCCTTCAGCAAACTTTGCAGTGCTACAATGCTGATCAAGGTAAGTTCGCTTAGGTATTTGCTGTTGGGTTCTGATCCCAGATACTGTGCCCGCATGAAGATCTGCACAGGTTCTGGCACTGCACCAAAAACGCCTGTTCCCAAAAAACCGCCTGAATGATACCAGGCCATGCTGCCAATGTTGCAGCTGGCCACCCAATCACCGTCAGGGTTGTTGTGTTGTGTGCGTTGCAGTTCTTCGCTGACTGGAAAGTCTATTCTGTTGATGCCAGACCACAACACTACCACACGATCATAATCTTCCTGAGCCAACTGATACATGGCTCTGGCAGCAATGGCCTGATTGCCTGTGCCCGGGCTGGCTAACACATGGTATTTTGCGGCGTTTATGCCCATGTCTCCAGCATGACGGGCCTGCAGCCTTGACATAAAGCTGCAACCAATCATCAGGGTTTGCTTGTTAGCCAATTACAAAGGTCAATGGCTGCGCACCATCTACATACAATTTGAGTTGTTCCAACAGCGCATCCATCTGAGCCTGTGCTTCTGACTTCATTGCAGCACCGTTCAAACTACCTCCGCCCTGCGGGCCAGCAATGGTTGAGAACTTTTCGCGAGCCTCACCAATGATCATTTTGGAAACAGCAACCATGTAGTCACGGATCCATTGTCCAGTTTGATGATCAGTCAACAACTGAATCTCGGGCTTGAGCTGGTAAGCCCAAAGCAGCACATTTTCCCCGGTGCCTTTTGGATCTCGTATGAGCTGTAATTTCTTGGTCACAGGATTCCAGGTATAGTTCATGAATCCGCCAAACATCTTGGCAGCTAGTTCCACATACTGTGAGTAGAAGTCATAGGTAGCAAGTCCACCAGCCACGTTGAAGTTCATGAGATACACGTTGATGCTGGCCTGTGCAAATGGATCAAAGTTTGAAGCAAACGGTCCTGTGGCATCACCAAATGTTCTGCGAAAAATCTGACGCACACTTGTGACTTCTTGCGGCAATGTGTAAATGTTTACGTCACGAATCAGCTCCATGAAAATGTAAGCTTCTTCATATGCTGCATTGCTTCGTTGGCGAAAAGTGCCAATGGTCTTTTGATATGCAGCCTCAAAGTGTGCAGGATCTAGTTCGAGATCAATGATCTGATTGCCCAGCAGCAGCCCCACATAATCAATAAGATCTTGCTTGAGCTGGGGTAATGTATTGTCGGCCATAAAGGAAACTCCGGTTCCTATATTTATTCAAGCTGCGCTATCACTCCAGGAAGCCACCGTGCAAAATCGCCGGGCCATTGTGCCCGCAATGCAGCCAGGCGCTGCTGATTGTGTTCTGCTGCTTGTTTGCATCTTGCTGCCAGCACAGCAGCATCAATCTGCTGGATTCTGTGATAATTAGACAGATTGGCTGAGATATAATTTGCTATTTTGTTACGGCCCGGCCAGTTATCTTGTACATATTGATCGTATGAATGGTCCACAATATCTGACATGACATCAAATCCCAGATCCACAACATGCTGCACTGCTCCTTGTGCTGCAAACACTGCCCAGGGTGCCGGCGTTACCAGAGCGCGGAATATCTTTTCACTGAATGTTATAGTGGTGTTGCCTGCATAGGTCTCAACCACCAGGTTCAAGTATGCATCAACCCCAGCTTGTTCAATACTAAAATTGTGAGTAAGCAAGGGCAAAGAATTTAATACAGCGTCCCAGTGTTGATCGTACACTCCTGTATAATACTCAGCCAATGGCTGCCAATGTTTTACAAAATTTTGTTGTAGATCCTGCACATTGTTGTTGGGTTCATAGGCATCTCTAGCGTTGAAATTGACAAGATCCTGCTGCTGTACCGCATCAAGGTCACCGCTTTGTGCAATCAGTTCAAACAGTATCAATTGTCTTTGTGAGTCAAGGCGATTCACTGACAAATGAAACCTGTGGGATGGTGTAAAATTTTGTAGTGCTGGTGTGTATCCAAACACTCCAAAATAACTAACAGGCACCCGAAGCACAGTGTATTGTGTATCACAAGTGATCAAGTTATCTGTTATCACAACTGTGTCAGCGTCAAACCATTTGCCAGGAGACGTTGATAAATTTGCGCCGCAGATGTTAAAATCGTCTGCCAAGCACACTATTACTGTTTTGTTGTTTCTGGTCCAGATCCTGCGACCTGGGTCTACTGTTGAGTACTCAAGATTAACTAGAATACTAGAAAAGAAATTGGCCAACACATGCTCATGCTGCATGCACTGGCTTTGTTCAAATACTTCGCCTTGTTGTGTTTGATAGAATCTATCCTGGAACACTGTTACAGACCCTTGCGTATAGGAAAAATTGTCTGCATTTCAGACTGTTCCGGACAAAATTTGCACTGTGCAATAGGCTGATCCAACTTGTTAAAAAATTCTTGATAATACTGATCAAAATTATCAACCCCCAATGACTTGTATGAATTCAGCAGCTCACGATCTGAATCAGAGATTTGTAAACTATGCTGTTGATCAAATTCTGACATCAAGGCCACTGGTCCACACTTGTACAGTCGGCCACGAATGTAGTGATACGACTTGAAGCGAGCAAACGCACAGGTATTGTGTGCTTGCACAGGGTCACTGTTGTGCAAATGAAATTGCTGCTGTGCTGGCCTGATAGCAGCAGCACCAAATTCGTTAACTGTGTATACGTTGATCATTACTCCATTGTTGTCAATGAAAAACCAATCTGAGTTCCAGTAGTTCCTGGAAGATCCTTTGGGAAATTCTTCAAAAGGCACAGGGAAAAATGCACGAACGTCAGCCAGCAATTGCTCTTGGTCAGCAATATTATGCAAACTCACACCAATATGGTTCATTGCTCCTGTGCGAGGAGATCTATACAGTAATTTTTCGTACAGTGACTTGGATTGATTGAATCGAGTGCCATTGGTCAACACTTGCACATCAATATCAAATATTCTGTTGATGCCTGTTATCCAGTCACCCAAGGTAGGATTTAAAAAAGGTTCACCGCCCATGATAGTGGCAGCGTTTAGTTGCACCAACTTGCCCCACTGTTCGTATTGAGCCTGGTAATCACTCCATCGTTGCCAGCCGCGGAAGTCGTGATTGTTAAATCTATTGCAACGATCACAAGTTAGATTACAAACATTGGTAATGTAAAAATCAACTTTGTTTGTAATATTGTGCATGGACTACTTACCAGGTCTTTAGCACCATCAAGTTTTCAGTTCCACGTCCGTTGAACCCTGTTTCAGTGGTGGTTAGATCTTTGTAGATCTTTCTAGCAGCCGGCTTGCCTGCGGC